GTCAATAACTGTGGCTTGGTTAGAATTATCACCGTTTGGTCTTAAATGGAGTGCCTGACCTGTTTTTGCATAAATCACAAAAGCACCTACAGCGGATGAACGAACGCCAGCGCCATAAGACCATTCAAGCGAAGGCTCGTTGTACCCGTTGGCTTTTACTCTAATCTCAGTACCAGACGAATCACCGAAGGGTCGAAAAGCAATATATTTAGCCGAATCTGTAGCAGAAGCAGAAGCTGACAGGATTAACGCACCGAGACTACCACCTTGTGCTTCACGAACCATAGCCCCATTTTTAAATGTGATGGCCGGGTCTGCATTACTAACGCCGTTGACATTCAATACACCAAATGCCACAGATTGCCATTCACCAACACCGAGGTTATTACGAGCGGCAGCTACAGAAGTTGCACCAGTACCACCTAAATTAATTGGTTGGACGCCAGCAACAACTTCTTTCCATGCAGACCATGAGCCGTTTTGTCCGTAGCGAACATACGTACCTTCAAACTCGTTCTTTGTAGTAAAGGTCTGCTTACACGACCAGTCAGTATCAGAAATTTTACGTAAAGATAGAACTTCGAGAACAAAGTTACCACCAGATGTAGGTTTATTAGCTATATTAGAACCACCACCAGATGAGAAGCATTTATACATCTGACGAGTACCTGGGTCGGTTCCTTTAATGACAAGACTATTAAGGTCAATAGTCTTGTCAGTAATATCAATTGCCTCTTCAGAGCCACGATATGTCTGGTTAAAAACCAAATCCCCTTCTACCTCAAGGCCATTAGATTTAACTAGAATATATTTACTAGGAGATGGAGTAGCAACTGTATCTTGATAACCAAATTGCACGTGTCCTTCAGGAGTAACTTTAAGCATTGCTACGGTAGCACCGCTACCAACTTTACGAGCAAGGGTTAATCTGCTGTACTTGTCTGAGTTCTCTGAACCTAAATCAACCATCGTTCCATTAGGGTTTTCGACTTTTAAGTTAGCGTTAATAGTCAAGTTACCGGTCATGGTATCGCCAGCACGAGCAACAGCCCCTAAGTTTGTACGAGCAGCATCCGCTGTACTTGCGCCTGTACCACCTTTAGCAATAGACAGAATACCATCAGTACCATTGTCAAGGTTAGGTTTATTCATTTCGTCATAGATACGAATAGCCACACTCTCAACTAAACCTTCCGGAGCAGTTGCAGAAGTTGTGTAACCAGTAGGCAGATAATACTCAGTATAACCAGCGATAGACAGCAGAGCAACTTTAACACCACCAATAAACGCGCGTTGAGTAAACCACAGTTCTAAACCCTCAGAGGTACGAACCAGACTATAACGCATTTGGTTAGTGTTATCAATTCCAGGATCGCCGATTCGACGAATTTGCAGATAAGAACTAATGTTTGCGCTTGTTAATGTTGCGGGAATGCTTCTAGCGCTACAATCGATAAAGTCAATAGAACTGTGCGTATTGCCATAGTTACCACCATTAGTCACCATTAATTGCAGACGACTCTGGCTTGATCCAGGGTCTTTTAAAAGAGCAACTTTAATCCAACGAGTTTCGGTGCCTGTAGTTACAGGGAAATTATCTTGCTCAAGCTGACGCGCGTTTTCTACATTAGTCAGAAGAGTGCCACCTTTACCAGGGCCTCTTCCATCCGTGGCATAATAAACCTGGGAATTTCTGAATGTCAGATTGCCGTCATTAGTTAATTGAAGAACGCCAGAGCCTCTCAAGTTTTTAATGTAAGCGTCATTAGCACCTACACCCATTTCTAGTGTAAGAGTGCTTCCATTCGAAATTTTAACAGTCTTGCTAGTTAATCTTAAATCACCCGGAAGAGTAGTATTACCAGAGCTATCAAGTAAGACTAATTTTCTGGCTTCTACGTTACCTGCACCGCGTTGTACAAACTGGATTGTTTCAGTACCATCGTCAATAGTACCGATTTCAAGAATGCCGTTATTGCTTGTACCACCGGAACCGATGTACCATCCATCATTGCTGGCACATTTACCGACGATATGACGAGTTATTTCACCACTTAAATTCTCGTTGGTGAAAGTAATAGTTTTACCTTCCGCTACGGTAACGGTATCATTAAGAGCACTAGGCCCATCAACTGTTAATTTTTTGGTATTTGTTTCTGGGATACCTTTACCCGCTAACTGAACGATCGAAGAACCATTTTTCGTGTAAATGGCATAATCAGCCATGTTGATCGCCAGTTCACCATCTGCAAGCTGACTTGTAGTAGGTGTTTTCCCCGCAACTGTGCTACGTAGGAATTGAATTTTTTCTAAATCAGCCATGTTTCACCTTAATAAGATCCAAAATCTATGATAGTCCCTTTAGTAATTACCTGGTCGAGCCGTGGTACGTGTTCGGGACGGGAAGCCGCGCCTGTGCTCGCGAATTGCGGGGCAGTTAACAGCCCTGTCATTGTATCGCCAGCGCGTAATACCCTGCTATTAGCATTTGTTGTGACATTATTTATCTGTCCATCAACATAACTTTTTCGTGTTGCATGACTTGCGTCAGTAGGGTTAGCGGTTGTAATACTGATTTGCTTTTCAACCGTAATATTACCCTGAGTGTTTAAATCACCATTTCGAGCGTTGATGACTAATACGCGACCATTAGTACCGGAAGATGAACGAATACCAATACCATACCATGATACAAGATCCATGTTGGCTTTTGATAATCCCGCGCCATCACCATTACCAGAATATAAACCGTTCTGGTCACTTCCGCCTGCGAAAGTAGCGTTAATTTGTAGCCCCTGTTTAAAGGCAACTACACCCAAGTATTGACCACCGCTTTCTTTAGAAACGAAGTCGTTATTTGATGCTTGCGGTTTATCGTTTTCAGTATAAACCTTATATCCGCGATAGGTTAGAGTATTACCAACCGGAACCAGCGGAAATGTGCCGGAGTGCCAAATAGGTAAACCCCCGACTGTAGAACCAGCTTTTAAATCTGCCATAATAACCCCTTTTTACATATTTATAAGGCCCGATGATCCGAGCCTTTGTTTATGCATCAACTTCACGGAATTCGGAAGCAGAATAATCGCCACCAGGATAAACCTTAGTATTCGGCAATTCAAATATATACGGTGTTCCACCATCGATCATGCTGTTCATTCTGATACCGTTAACCCCAAACTGTGCAGCAAAGTTTTGACCAGCTTCGGCAGCAGATACCTGAACCATCACGAAGTTACGGATCGCAGATAAACTATCCGTAGCGGGTTTAGGATAACGAGATACAGCAACGTTAAATCCATCACAACCACTGGGGATCATATAGAACTGTTCAAATCGTAACCACTCATCAGGTTTATTTGCAGGAACTTCAATCACCGATGATGAAGTTTGAGCAGTACCCGTAAACCATCGAACAGTAACCCTTGTTGTTGATCCAGCATCCAATAATGCTTTACTGGCGTAAAAATCACCAGTAATCATCATAGCCAATCCAGGAGCCATACCGTAATCAGCTAGTTTAGAGATCACTGGGTTTGCAACAGGATATACTTTATATTCAGATCCATTGGTTGAATTGTATTCTTCCGTATCTTCAACAGATCTGAAAGGTACACCAGTTCGACCAACATCACCAACGTTATCATAGACAAGGTCGATTGATGCGCGTGAATCTTCTTTTAAAATTCCATCGTTAGCGTAAAACGATTCAATCAGTATACGAGATTTTGAAGCCCCATACAATGCAACATATGCAGAATTTGGGAATCTCTGAGCGAAATCAGCGCCTTGCCACATAACGGATCTGTTTTTAGCAAACCAATCATCAACGATTTGGCTTGTTTTGTATTCACCGTTAGTCATTATCAAATACAGCCCAGAAGGTTGAGCATCCATATATTCAACAAACGCTTTGTTTGCAGTTGCTGAATTATCATTCGATAATGTGAAGGTTTTAATTGGATCAACTACAGCATTGTTAATTCTCCATACGTTGATCCCAACACTAGGCGGTGTCCCTACCGCCTTTTGATTTAGTGTAAACTCATACTGATTAGGAACCGCATTGGGATGTGTTGCCTTTGCGGTTATTCTGTAAGTTACGCTGTTTGTTTCCGATAGAATTTGCGTTTCTACAAAATCGGGGCCGAACCCCGCCATTAAGTTTGACATTATGCCACCCACTCAAATTTAACTGTCTGAGTAACCGGATCTGGGTAAATCTTAACGTTACCAACTTTGATCCAATCGGTAACAGTCATGTTTTTAACCGTAGTACCGACAGCAGACGTTGCACCAATCTCACCAGCAGTAGGCGGGTTGTTGCTAGTATACATGCGGCCCCAACCATCAAATTTACCCGTAATTGGGTTCATTTGACGGATCCAGAAGGATTGCGCCAGCGCATCAACACCAGTACCAGAGGTCGGACGAGGTGCCCAAATCTGATAAGTGAATGCAGTTCCGTTACCAAACTGCGTTAAAGTACCAGGTGCTTTAACATAGGTATAACGGGTCACAATCATGATTTCTGGATTAATCGGATCTGGTTCAAGAACCGGAACCGCATAACCAGGAAGCAAGTTGTATTGTGCCGATGCTGTGATCTCAGCCGTCCAGTTGCCCCTAGATGCTTCTGTTACTGCATCCAGCGTTGACCAAGCCGCTTGACCTGCAATGATAATTGAACTGTTGCTTACCGTCAAGCGCCCAGACATCGTATCACCTGCTTTACGTACATACGTAGGATTCAGCAAGGTTTGCGCGTTCTTCTCAGTAAAGACTTTATAAGAGTTCGCAGATTCTTCCGCTACGATGTTGCCAGCATCAGAGGTCAGGATCTTAGTTGTCTTGTTGTTCGTACCCATAGATAGAACAGAACCAGCAGCAGTGATCACGGTATCATTACCCAGAGTCACTTTGCTAATCGCCTGAATTTCAGGAGCCTGGAATTTAACGTTAGCTACAACGCCACGAGTATCATTATACACAGAAAGATGAACTGTGCTAGTGTTACCCGTCGAGATCATTGCAATACGCCCAGAGGCTGAACTTGCTTGAATTGACCAGTCGTTAGATGAACCACCATTCAAACGAAGTTTACCCATTGACGAACCATCACCAACGTTCAGATCTCCATTAACATTCATTACGCGGAATGTTGCATCAGCGCTTGAATCAATGTTGGCCTGTACAGTGGTTGTTCTCGTTAGAGTCAACGCCCCGTTGACCGTCTGATCAACATCACGACGAATGAACTGGGAAGAATCCAGGTTATCCAGTTTATCAGCATCAACCGCTTTAGCCCCGATCGGCAGATAATGTTTCAGCGTCAGGTTCAATTCATAAGGAGAAACAGCAACACCTACAGCGGCATAACCATCATCCGGAAGAGTAGAACCAGCCACATCATTACCAGACCAAGTACCAAGCCCCTTAGACAGTTTCACAGTACCGCGTACCAGATCGGTAGCTTGCCATGAAGTATCAACCTGAATTGTATTTTTCAAGTTCTTAGGAGAAACAGCCTTGTTTGTGACGGTGCCAGCAGTAGTTTCAGCAGCCGTAGCCACCTGAATGATACCTTCTGCGCTCTCAGTCGCTTTCTTAGCGTGTAACTTCTTAGGGGTGACAAATACTGTATCTAATGTCCCTGCGTTCGTTTCAGACTGTGTAGCTACGCGTAAAGTACCACGTTGTGTTTCAGTTGCTGATTGAATACCGATGTTAACCGTAGTCCAGATAGTCCCAGATTGAGTTAACCCGTCAGCAGTAGCAACAGTAATATGGCTTGTATCGTCCAGATAACCTTTCAGTTTAGACGGTACGATCGCTTTATTCGTTACAGTACCCGCTGATACTTCGGCAGTGGTTGCAATTGCAATGATACCTGTCAGCGTTTCCGTTGCAGCACGATCGTTAAGCGTTTTAGGCGTTACCGCTCGCGTGTAATCAGTACCAGCGTTTGTTTCTGCCTGAGTTGCAATCTCGATCAAACCAATACGACCATCAGTAGAGGTTTTCTTGTGCAGCATTTCCGGAGTAACTACGGTCGGAATGTTTGCACTTGCAACAGTACCATTAATAACTTCGGTTTCAGAAGCCAGCCATACAGCGCCAGATTGTAACTGAGTCGCTTTATACTCACGAAGAGTTTTAGGCGTTACCGCTTTCTGATAATCTGAATGATCATAAACCCCAGTACCAGCCTGAGCACGATCCGTGTTGGTGTTAGGAGCACCACCTGTAGCAACAAGGGCAAGGATACCAGTTAAGGTCGGCGATGCAATACGGTTATGCAACTTTTTCGGGGTTACAATCGTAATATCATCGGTGCTTCCGTTTGTTTCTGCCTGAGTTGCGATTTCTGCCAATCCACGACGGGTTTCAGTCGCTGTTCTTTCGTTCAGCTTCTTAGGAGTAACAATCACATCATCCAGATAGGTATCGGTTGAAAGTTTGTTAACCTCAGCAGTTGTTGCTAACCGTGCAATACCACGACGGGTTTCTGTAGCAGTTTTATTTGCTAACGTCATCGGAGTAATAGCAGTTTCGTCGTTCGGGTTGTCTTCCAAGTTTTTGTTTACTTCTGCCTGTGCAGCCAGAGCAATAACACCAGTACGCGATCTGTTAGTTGCGTCAACACGTTCAACGATCGGACGATAATTAGCAACAACCCATTCTTTCGTAGCTTTCATGTAAGAAAACTCGATATACGGGAGGTAATCACTAGCAGCATTAAATGCTAATGAAGTTACACTAAACCAATCATCAGGCGGATAGTCTTTGCGCTGCGGGAACTGCATCATATTTTTGTTGGTGCGGATCTTGTCCGTTGTACCATCTTTAACTTTGATTGTGCAGTTCTGGTTTTTACCCATCATATAAAGGGATACGTAAACGCGATCACCATCAGCAACATCAGTTGGAAGGGTAACTGTAACGTTTGGTATAGTCCCAGAAGGGTTTGCAGTAACAAAAACGTAATCGTTAGGAACTGCGTTTAAATCACTATAGATACGACGCAGACGAACACGGTTATCAGCATCATATACTTTCCATTGGCTATTCTGTGCATCAAAGATGAACATACCAAAGCCGGATTTCTGGCTAGTTACAGAAGTAACACCAGTAATTGCGCCGTCAGAAATAGTGTGTCCACTACCTGGATAAATCTGCAAAACGGCTACGTTGATAGAGTTCATTTTATCAGCGTCATAGGTTGTGATCACATCACCATCATTTGCATATTTCGGCAACTGGAGAGTGATTTTACCTGTAGCACTGTTACGGAAAACTGTCATACCAGATTGTAACTGGAATGAACCTGTTCCGGTTGCGTTCACGATCTCAGAATCGCGGTTATCCAGAGTTTCAGCAACACGCCATACGTTACCGTTATAGATAAACGTTGCGATCATGTACGGGTGGGTCAGTCGATACTGTGCCGATTGTACAGTACGTAAACGGATCTGACGGGTGTTAGACTTAACAAGGATACTGTTCACACCTACTAAACCACCGCAATCTTTAAACGTGATTACGTCGCCCTCTGTCGGGTTGTCCGGCAGCAGGTACAGAAGTTCAGTAAAGCGTCCATCAGCCATAATGTAACTACCAGATTCAATAATGCTACCGTCTGGAGTGGTTACGTTACTATAAACCCATTTCGGGTCATTACGAGTTGCGATCCATTTGGATTCGTCGAAAGCCCCAGCAGGGGAAGCAATATTCTGTTTTGCGTACCAGATACGACGCGCATAAATGATCGCCATGTCTTGAGAATAGCCACGGGTCGGGTCATACTGCTGGATTCCGTTAAATTCATTGAAAAAGTCAACGTTAACGCCGTCACTCAGCGTATTACGATCAGCCTTCCCAACGTTGATAACTTTTTCACCAGCAGCATCAAGGCCACTTCGTGCGCGGAATGATTTAGCTACCATTATCTTTTTTCCTATATTGTATTCAATACCAATATTTATATACAAAAAATGGCCCGAAGGCCATTTAACTGATTATTTATTACTTCCGAACCATCTTTTTATATTTCTTGATTGTTTCGTCTGTAATCTGGTTTCGCTTATATAGAGGGGTTACACCGAACGCCTCAACACCACGTTCATTAAGGATCGTTGCTACGATTTCCTGTCTGATAAACCAGCGCTTAACCTTTTCCGGAAACTGTTCATTGATACTTTTAAACAGTTTGGCTTCCCAACTATCCAGCGTTTCAGGATGGATAATATGATCAAACCCTTCCAGAAAATCAATCGTTGTTGCGTGAATAGCGTTTGCTACTTTGCGAATGTATTCTTTATTCATGCTTCACCCAAATACTCTTTCAATTGCATATAACCGCCAATAAAATTACCATCTACAAAGATCCGAGGGTAAGTAAATGCCATGCTTCGACTACGAACACGTTTCGCTAACTCTTCAATGCGTGGTCTATCGTAATCAAACCCCACACTGTTATTTGCTGGCTTTAGAACAGAATAAAATTCGTATTCTAATCCATGCTCATCAAGTAATTTCCGAGCTTCAATACAACCATAACATTTATGAAGCGATTCGGGAATACCGTAAATCTCGATTTTCATCAATTGCTTTCCTTCGTGCCGGAGTGATTTTGCTAATGATATCTTTCTTTGTATCAGAAAGCATACGCTCAATCAATTCCACCGCTTCAAGTTGTTGATGCAGAGAAAGAAGGTTGATGATTTCCTTTTTCTGTTCATCAATAGCAGCTTCCTTGTCAATCGCGTACAGCTTATTATCACCGAAAACATGCTGTAATGCAAATTCAAGTGCCTGTGAATCCGTCGGCGCTGATAGTACAGAAATCGAAGTGATCCGCTTGACAAAAGGATAATCAAATCGCAGATCATTGATATCTTGTTGAACAGGTTTTACAGTCATCCACATTTTAGGATCGGAAGATACGAAATTTAAATCAGGCGCGGCGATTTCTTCTTTAGTAGCAATCTTCGGTTCTTCTTCCGGTAAATCATATGGTTTGAAGTATTTCCAGATATGGCTAGGGATCTCATATTCGAAATCATCTTGCAGAACATAAGCAATGTCCTCAGTATCCCCAATCGCAATACGATCGATTGTAATATAGCCGTTGTTTTTGATCAATTCAGCTAAAGCATTTCGCCAGGTTTTTTCTGCAAATTCTTTAGCGTCGATGTTCAGGGTATAAGATTTACCTTCTAATAATTCCATGTGTCACCTCATAAAAAAGGGTGCCGGAGCACCCAGTTTAATTTACTTGCTTACTTCTGCTACTTTTCGAGCAGCTTTGCGAACCAGGTCGGAAGCAGTACGCAGATTTTGAAGCGCGTCCTCATGGGCTTTAACCGCTTCTTCAAGCTGTACCATTGCTTTTGCGATTTCTTCTTTCTTAGCCGCTTCGTCTACATTGATAGCGATAGCGCTATTACCGGAAACGCTAACAGGTTCATCAACAGTTCCGGTCGCCAGTTCACGGAAGAACGAACGTTCAGAATCAAGCAGATAGTAACCAACAATTCCGGTTGGGGAATCAATGGTTTCTACCGTTTTGCTCAATTGATGATGACCGAGAGAATTCGTATGGTAAACGGTGTATACACCATTACTGTGTTCATCGGTATATGATTTGATCCCAGGGTTAGCGCCACAACGATTTTTAAATTGCTGCGGTTTAACCAGAACATACGAACGGCCTTCAACAAATTTAGTCGGATCCAGTTCAACCGACATTGCCGAACCACCATCAAGCATTTGATCAAGATCTTCGGTTGCTGGTGCAACAGGCGCAACCGAAGCCGCAACGTTGGCTTTTTTCGGTTTGGCTTTCTTTTTCTTAGCTGGAGCCGCGCCAACTTCGACGAAATAACGAGCTTCCCACGAACGCAGAGAGATATAAGTCATTTCAGGAGGATGATCAATTTTGAAAGTATCTGAATGGGGTTTCGAGATAATTTTTACCTCGTTATTCAGGAATTTTTCGATCTGCTTCGCCTGGATAGTGTTTGCTATGTTAGATCCGCCATGTGAATTGGTAGTAAACCCTTCACGGTCAACCAGTTTGTAAGTTTTACCAACCACGAACGTTTTCAGTTCATTTGCTTGAACTGTCCACGGGCAAGAACCGCGCCCTGTATTACGGATGGTTTTCAGGGGAATGTTCCACTTCCAGCAATAGTTACGTGCTTCTTTACGGGTTTTGAAATTCAGGATCATGATATTATCTCTCAATTAAAGTTAATCGTCATTTACGATGTGGTAAGATTACCATAGTTACACATTAGGTCAAGCAATATTTTTAATTTCTATCGAATTTTTAGCGAATTCGATCATACGTTGATTATCTGAACCGCGAAACGGCTTTTTCGTTGGCAAATCTTTTTCATACTTACCATCAATCAGAACATCAATGTAAGGAAGTAGCTTAGAACGTTCTGGGTCGGCCTGTAAAGCCTCCAGGGTATATCCTGTCCATAACCATACGTTTTTCTTTGGAAGTTCCTTAGAAACGCGCTCAAGCAGTTTTAGGATAGTAGGATAGTTGTCACGGTAAAGCGGATCGCCGCCAGTTAATGTAAGTCCATCAACATGCGGATTACTCAACAGAGAAATCAGATGGTTTTCTGTCTCTTCCGTGTACGGTGTTCCGTTGCAAGGATTCCACGTCGATTTGTTATAACAACCTTCGCATTTATGATTGCAACCAGTCACAAACAAAACAACACGGATCCCTTTTCCGTTGACCACATCCATATTATAGATGCGGTCGTAATTCATGCTTTTTCACCAAACAGACGTTCTCTGATCGCTTCGTCAATAATGTCTGGGAACTGAGTGTTAACCCGTTGCATTACTGCTTTGCGTACAGTAACTTCCAGGTTATTCGAGACGCGAGCGATAAACGCGGCTTCGTCTGCAATAATGTTTTCTGTTGCATGAGCAATCGCCTCTTTCTCGATATCTTTAAGAATGGTTTGGCATTGCTGTTTTACCGATTCTTTGATTTTACCAGACAGTTCGCGAACATTGCCATAGTTGACATCGAAAACATTCGAATAACCATAACGTTTTTCGACGTAATCCGAGAATTCAGATTTGATGATCTGTGTAATTTCGGATGAGTTCGGCATTAGAACAGCTAACTGTTCCTGGATCCGTTTGTTGATTTCTTCGCTAACACGCTTACCAACTACGCTATTCACCACGTTTTTGATGATAGCAGATTGGAGGTCTACGCGGGCGGTTGAACCTTCCGGAAACAGGCTTAACACCGCATTTGTGTCTAATTTCAGTTGAATCATTTCATGTTACCTTTCTTCACGAGGATCAGTTCTTTGATCCGTTCAACAATAACGATGTATTCCCATTTAGCTAACTTTTGGGTATCACACCACTTTTGAAACTCTTTCATAGCCTCTAAGTGACCTTTACTCCAGTACATTTCTGCAATTTCGTTGCAAAGAGTTTCAGTAGCAGTGTTTTTGATTTTCATAACATCCTCCTTAGTTGACAAGAAGGATGTTACTACATTCAGATATACAGGTCAATACTTTTATGGATAATATTGAATGAAAAATGAAGGATGTCCTTCGTAGTTCACATCAACAGCACCAATTTTAACGATTGCATCGCGGCGGGTAGCCTCTTCGACAATCTGATCGGTTAGGCTTACAATCTCACCGGATACCCAATGCAATTTGTGTTCCGGATCTGTAGCCCCACAGAAAAACAGTTCAATTTCGTTAGCTTCCAGTTCACAGCGTAGATAGTTCAAATTACGTGAATTTGTTTTGTTGAAAATCATAATATTGCCTCAAAGTTAAATTATCGTATATCATCCCGAATCGAATCAAGAACAATGTAATCTATCCCATTCACTCGTTTACCACTGGGTTTACGATAGCGAATGTTACGGCCTTTCATATCAGTGGCTTTTGAAATGTAGAATGACTTCGTTTCGCGTAGCCATTCACTCCATTCCTGATATGAATTACCGACATTTCGACGCACTTTAGCGTATAACGGAAACATCACAAAGCCTTTAGTTTCGCAAGGGTGGATTTATGGATTTCAGCCTGTTTTTCTGAATTTTTCAGATTGCGTTCAGCTTCCCGGATCAGGTAATTCCGGCGAGAGCGCAACAAGTTGAGAACATCTTTCGCTTTACGGGCGCGTTTACCGAACAGATGACAAGTACCGAGATTGTCAAGCATGTTCAGGAGATCATAGATTTCCTTTGCTTCATCCTCTTTTGGTAATAACGGTTTCTCTTTAACAACAACGTGTTTTTTGAATAATTCACGATCGCTATTAGTAAAAATGTAAGATTCTGATTCAAACTTTGTACCAAAGTAATCAGTAAACCCTTTAACACCGAATACGTCATACTCAGTAACTTTAATAGGAAATACTACCTTAGACAAATCATTAGCCGAAAACGAACCGCCACGAATAGCCAAGTTTCGGTATGCAGTCCCAAAGCACGTATCATCACGAAAAACAAATTTATCTTTTGTCCAATACATCATAAATCCCTCAATTTTGCGCCGCTAATGAGAACATCTTTCATTTGTTTTGCGGTGCGGATAGTAGTTGCCAGTTCTAAAGAGACATCATTACGATATGCTGTGCCGTCTTCACACAGAACCAAACCAGGACGGCCCTTGATAGGGTTGATGACTTCAACGCGAGTTGGATGATTTTCGACTTTGTAGCCTAATGCAAACGCACATGCTACTACATCGGTCATTTTCTTAGTCAGTTTCATAATCTGTCTCCTTTTTCGATAGGCCCAATATAACAAAAGCCCTCAACCGAAGTCAAGGGCTTTTTGATTAATTTTGATGCTTAGTGCGATGCATCATTTCTTTGTTCTTACCTTCGTTGAACCCACGGACAGCGGGAGCACCCAAATAGCCGCATGTACGGCGCGTGACGCTCATTTTTTCCGGATCATGGTTCCCACAATGGGTACAATGAAAACCGTCTTCTGTTGGTTTAAATTCATCATCAGAGCCACACTCAAAGCATTTATCAACCGGAAGGTTAGTTCCGAAGTAGTCCAGTTTATCCATTGCATAATCCCAGACTTTTTCAAGGGCTTCCAGGTTGTTTTTCATATCAGGGAATTCTACATAGCTGATATGTCCAGCAGTTGCAATGTAATGATAATCGGCTTCATAGTCGATTTTCTCGAACGGTGTTACCTTGCGGTCAACGTCCAGATGAAAACTGTTAGTGTACCAGCCTTTATCTGTGATCCCTTTGATACTTCCGAATTTCTCATAGTCCAGTTTGCAGAAACGATGACATAGAGATTCAGCAGGGGTTGAATACAGACTAAACCCAAATCCGGTTTTCTTTTTCCATGCTTCGGTCGCAGCGCGTAGATATTCCAGAATCAGTCTACCCATGTTCTGAGAACCGATCCGGTCGAATGGGTGTTGTCCAGATCCGAAAAGCATCAGAGTTTCATGCAATCCGATGTATCCCAGACTGATAGAACTACGCCCATTTTTGAACAGTTCCAGAATTTCATCATCGGGTTTCAACCGTACACCAAACGCACCTTCTGTATAAAGGATCGGGGCTACACTGGCTTTAACACCTCTGAGACTATCAATACGAGTCATCAGGGCTTCAAAACACAGTTCCAGACGTTCATCAAGGATACGCCAAAATGCATCATGCGCGTCTTCATCTTCCTGTGCTTCGGCTTCAATCGCAATACGAGGAAGGTTGATCGTCACAACGCCCAGGTTATTACGTCCATCAAGAATTTCATTACCGTGCTCATCATTCCACACGCTAAGGAAACTACGACAACCCATAGGAGATACAGGAACGCTAGAACCAGTAATACGACGGTTATTAGCCGCGCTAATAATATCCGGATACATACGCTTTGAAGAACATTCCAGGGCAAGTTGTTTGATGTCATAGTTTTGATCCTCTGGATCAAGGTTAATTCCTTTTTCCATAAACATAACCAGTTTCGGGAATACAGGGGTAATGCCCTTTTTACCCAGTCCACGAATACGGTTTTTCAGAATCGCTTTCTGGATCATGCGTTCAAACATTCCCGTACCAGTACCGAAAGTAATAGTAACGAAAGGTGTTTGTCCGTTGGCAGTATGCAGCGTGTTAACTTCGTATTCATACGATTGGAAAGCATCAAATACGTCTTTTTCTGTTTTTGAAATAGCATAATCTTTTACTAATGCTACTTGATATTTGCGAGCATCACGTACATGTTTAGCGAATGTCTTCTCCACATAAGGAGCCAATACTAAATCGACGTTAGCAAAGGTAGTTCCGCCGTACTGGTGAGAAGCAATCTGTGCGGTGATCTGTGCCATGAGAGCCGTCGCAACACCGATTGATTTCGGGGGTTCGATGTCTGCGTTACCCATCTTGAAGCCATTAGCCAGCATACCTTTCAAATCCACCAGACAGCAGTTTGTGTATGGCGTGAACGGGCTGTAATCCAGATCGTGATAATGAATATCACCGGAATCATGCGCCGCAACAATATGTTTCGGTAGAATATGGTTACGCGCCATATGTTTAGAAACGATACCAGCCAGAAGATCGCGTTTAGTCGGGAATACGCGAGAATCTTTGTTTGCGTTTTCGTTGGTTAATTCTTTGTTACTAAGAGTCATCAAACCCTTGATATCACGGAATAATTTTCCGTTTTGTTCACGGGCGATATCACGATCATGACGATATTCGATATATGCACGGGCAACAGTCGGATTTGTCTTCATTAAAGATTCTTCAACAAGTTCTTGAATTTGTGAAATCTTCATTGCTTTACCGTTGCGGATCTGACTACGCAACACAAGCATGATCGCGGAGTCAGCATCCGTCATCGTACCGCCAGCTTTATACACAGCATTGCGAATTTTTTCTTGATCGAAATCGACGGTTTTGCCGTCGCGTTTTTCTACTTTCATTTCGTTGCCTTATGGATAATATCTAAATTGTGTCCAATCTCGTTAAGATATTTGATCAGTTCAACCCCGTCAACAGGTATATCCCGTCCTACAATCTCAAGGAGTTCCCACATATCAATAACGGTGATAGGAGAAAAATTAGTCAATGTGCGACCGCGATCATCAAACATCGTTCGGTCTTTCGGTTTGACATAACACAAATCAGAGTCACCCCTTCCAAGCATCCAATCATGTAGAGATATGATCTTTTTGTCAGTGGAGGATATCAACATCATCAGCTTTTTCTTCTGTTGCGTTGATAATCGAGCGTTTAGATATTTCATTTCGTTGCCTTCATTAATTGCTTTCTATATTTTGCGGTTAAGGCTTTGCGTTCGTCTTTGTCGGCGTACTCGAAGCCCATAGAAACCATTTCGGCAATCATATCAGGTTTGGTAAGTCTTGAAAACCATTTTACCTTATCTGGTATGAATTTGTCATGAATACGGTTTTCGGAATAATCTTGTTTCAGATATGCAAGCAGGCTTTCTAGCCATTCGATGTAATCAACATCACGGGAAACCAGACCAGAACGATTAAATTTGTGCTTTACAATACCTTCTGTACCGTTGCATAGGTTACATAGGAGGCCGCGCACACGTCCGGCATTAGAGCCAGATAGAGCATGATCATGGTCAAGGTGATGTTTTTCAAGGTCACCCTCTAAAGGGCGACCACATAACGCGCACAAGCCGTTTTGCTGTTCAAAAAGAGCTTGTTTAATGGATGGATAATCTTTCTTAGTAATACGTTTAGTGAGCATAATAACACCAATCAAATAAAGGTGTTAATATTTATCCCAACGTGCGAACGTACTCACGCAGTTGGTCAAAGCCGCCGATGTGCTTACCATCGTGGAAAATTTGGGGCATGGTCAGTCTACGAGTACCTAACAGGCTTTCGAGTTCAGAAATGACCGTTTCATTCAGGATCGGTTTGCCGTCTGCGTCTTTTTCATCGGCTACAGAAACAAACTCATATTCTTTTCGTTTTGCGTCCAGGAGACGTTTAGAATTCAGGCATGGAGCGCAATTATAAACAGAAGGGATATAACCAAAAATCTTAAACATATGTTACCTTACATTAAGTCATCCAGTGTTTCAGGGTATGTATTTACGTCGCGTTTCTGGTAGTTACACACGTAGACTTCTTGCGTTTTATTTTGTTCGTAAGAATCAGTATGCTGGCCTAACAGATACTTTTTATCGAGGTTATGCACATTATATTTTTGCATCCACTCGATCAGGATATCATTTTGCTTTCCTGCATGATGTGTCACGTTTGATAAACCAAACTTGATACCCCGCTCATGCAGGGAGTCAAGGAAAGCATATAACTCGCGTTCGTGATCTGCGTTCCAGAATTTGTTATACACCGCATCAGTGATCAGATACGGAGGATCGCAATAAACAAAATCGTTATCGTTGATTTCAATATCAGAGTATGAACCAGAACGAAATTCAATTCCTGTCACATTCTTTTTGAAATGTTCGAAACGTTTTTCTGTCATAAAGTTGAGGGTTCGTTTTCCTACAGCAGCGTTAAAATCGCCTTTGTCGTTTGTCCGGTTAACGTTGCTGAATGAATGCAGGATCAGGACATAGAGCCATAAAGGATCTTTGTTCTGGTTGTATTCATCACGGAATTTCAGATACTCTTCTTTCTTGTCTTTCCCCAGCCCCTTCGATGAAATCAATTCTCGCACCGGAGACAGGTCAGGAAGCGTTTTAAGACGCTCATACATATCAATCAGCGTCTTATCATAATCGTTGCTTAGAACGGGTTTAGGGACGTTTAGCGACACACTAAGGCCACCGCAAAAACAATCAATGAAACGCATGTATGAACTTCTTTCGGGGAACAGCTTGAATAGTTCAGGTAATAGCGATTGCTTGTTTCCTGTGTATGGGATCACACCATAATAACTCATAATTCACAAAGCCCTTTTTCAAATTTTGCAATGGTATCGTACTTGTAACCACGATTCACTATAAAGCATTGAGTTTCACCCAATTTATTGATCATGTCAATAGCTTTCTGTTCGTCTTTCTTACCTCTTAATTGTAAGGCAATTCTTACGATCTCTTTTAGTGTTTCGTCGTTGACTTCTTCCAGTTTAAAGGAATACCCAGCGATTTTAGCAAAAAGCCCCTTGCGAGCTACAAGGGGAATGTTGTCATAGAAAATCACGGTTCCTTTGTTGTTTTTGCGGATACTAAATCCCGGCACGGTTCCTAATTTCCTCTAAAGTGTCACGGGAAGTAATCTTTCCGTTGACATAGTATGTGATCATAGCATCTTTCCAGCCTTCCGGCACTTTCTGTTCCAGAGTATCAATGGTTTTAAAGTTAACACCATCAGTGATAGTCATCAACAACCCTTTTTTACTCTTTTTCCATTCAGCGCCTTTTGGACATTTATACACACCAGTCCACACACCGTTAATTTTGATTGCGCACATTTTCATCGCATATTTTTGAGTGTCGCGGGTAACTTCTTGAAGCAATCCGCCGCCCATACCAAACGCGATGTTTTCAGACGCCCAACGGTTAGACTCCATCCAGTTCAACACCCGATTGATTGTTTCAGGGCCATGAATTTCATCGCCTTGAATGATCCTTACTGCTGGGTGTAGTACTTTATACCCTTTTGAGTTCACTGTATAGCCAAAGATACGGCCCAGTTCTTCAAGAGCGTACATGATATTGTCTACCATATCACCAGAATCCGGACGAACTACCAGAGTACCGCCCTTAGAAAGAATCGAATCTTTATATTCTGCGATACGGCGAACCGCCGCTTTAAAATCCCAGGAATCATACACACATGCATACATCCCTTCACCGAAGATCTCAATACTGTTTTTGTACGCAAGGTCTTCGTTTTCTTTGCCGTAAGAAACGGTAGTGGAATGTTCGCGAGCAGGAATTGAAATACCAGCCGCCATTTCACCATCATCAAACGCTTTCTGACAATCTTCAAACAGAGAGATAGCCATAATCAGCGCTTCTACGGTATCAGTACCGAGGAAGTTATACAGGTGCGCGAGGCCACCAATACCAGCGGATTCAGCAGAAGAAGTTCCACGTGCGCCGAAGTCATGCAAACGGGTACGTAACACCATATCAAATGCTTCACCTTCTAGATCGGAGGTTTTCTTGAGATATTTCTTCAACACTTTTTTACATTCACGGGATAGAGTTGCTACGGTTGAAGGGAACCATACTCCCCTGATCGCCAGGGTTTCTACGTGTCCTGCTAACCACAGCGCATTTTTTCCAGCGTGGAAAGTTGCAACCGGATTTTTAACCGCTACTGGGGTTCCTTCCGGAATCGCTCTGAATTCAAGAGGGATGTAACCCAGTTCTGCAATTTCTTTCCAACCTTTGTAGTTGAAGATTTCGCGCCCAAAGTGCATTTTGTACAACCGATTAGCAAAATCTACGTTTTCCATAGTCACCGGACGTGATAGGATTTGCGCAAGGCGGTTACAGCCAGCCGTAACTACTTGATCAAATTTACCACCACGAGATTCAATATAAAACAGCGCCTCTTCGGAGCCAGTTGGATATTGCGACCAGTGAGAAACCTTATAGGAATCTACGGAAGTGATGATGCTGTTCAGTTCTTCGAAAGTTTTGTTGTTCATAAACGTACTCCACGTTTTAGGTTTATTTTAAAATACCCGATCCAGTCGTTCGGGATGGATTGTATTGTGATATTTAGACTTACAATCCTTACTGGTTTTTCTGCCATTCGAACAGAAAACTTTGTGATACGTTGTCTTTGTGTGTTTTTCTTTGCACACAGGGCAAACAATCACAGAACCTATTTTAGCAGCCTTAGCCACTTCATACAAGTTCTTTACATCAATTTGTCTTTCTTTTGTGATAACCCGACCACGGAATTCAGCAACAACAGTTTCATCACGTACAGAACCATCACTATACTGAACTTTTTGTTTACTACTTTTTCGTTTGGATCCTGATATTTGAGAGGAACCCGATAAAAGTTTACGGAGTTCTAAACGGTCTTTATAAGCACCACGATTAACGCAGAAATATTCACCGTCTTCTTCGTCATCAAAATCAGCCCAATCTTCTAAAGCCTCAGCTTCATCGCTCATAGTGGTTCCTTAGAAATAATCTTTGTTGCTCAACAGGTAAACCCGGTTATCGTTGTAGTCAATGTAAGCATCCCACCAACCAGCACAATCAACACCATCAACTTCCAACGCCTGGATAAGAACGCTACCCGCTACGTTGTCGTATTCGTACATTGCATGTAATTCATCCAGCATTGCTTCAACATTGGCCCGTAAGCCTTTACCATTGTTAGCAACACCTTTTGCTTCCAGGCAGTATCCAGCATAAGTTGCTTTCATTACGATTTCCATGATGTTTATCCTTCTGAGTTAGTGTCTTGTCTACGGGAGTTAGAATACTACTATAACCAACCCCCGTCAACACCTTTTTACCAACTAATGTAAAAAGTGAATTCACTTACACGGCGATCTGTTTTCCTTTCAGGAATGTTGAAACCGAACACTTCACGTTCTTCATGGTTTCGATACGTTTGATTGTAATTACTAGCCAGAGAATTTGTGATCTTAGCGGCGTTGCGTTTTTCTTCTGTATCGAATTTTAGCCCTTCTTCTTCCAACCATTCAGAAACTCGTTGGAATGCATAGCGAGTACATTCAATACCCAGACAAGAGCCGATATCGTGCTTCATATCATAGATAAGGTTTTGTTTTGTCGCGTGTTTCAGAACACCTTTTGTGATTGTATCCCGCGCATGTTCGATCATCTTAGTATTCTGATCGTTGATAATTTCTCTTGCTCGTTCTGCGAGAGTGGGTGATCGGCCTTCTACCGGAGTTTCGCCGTCAGTACCGATACTACGTACATGAATCATATTTTCACCTATTGCGTTATTAACAGCCCATCTTTCGTATGTTTCACGAAGTAAGGGCGCATGTTCAATTACCATAAAAAATCCAACGTTGGGGGTTTGATATTGATCCCTAACGTATCACACACATCGTTCAATACACTTTCTTTGAAGAGATTGAAACATGGAACCCTGTACAACCTAGCCAATCTTACAGCGATCGCGGTTCCACCTTTAACACATCCTTCACGTTCTTCCGCCCAAAATAAAACAAAATCAGTTGGATTGTCAAGATTTTCACGAAGAACTTGAATCGTGTTTCGTGCATACCTTCTTTGAACGTATTCATTCTGTGTATCGAAGTTACCTGCTACCTTTCTGGCTTCGTCAGCGGCTTTCTGTGTGTTTAAATCTTGAAAGTCGATGATATCCTTTCCGTTTGCGAAAAGGCCGTTAAAACCGTTCTCAGGAAGGATTATACACCTGTTATCCGGACTATAGTCAAACAGAAAATGACTATCCATACCAGGAGCGCCGCCAGAATAAGCCCTGATTCCGCGTTCGTTCAAAGCACGTCCGATTTTAACAGCAATGTTTGCGATACGTTCAGGAGGTTTACGGCTACCGATCAGGGTAGCCGCTTTTGCATCAACCAGAATCTGATTAAAATTCATGGTTCAGGATTTTGCCCCATACAGGGCGAATCATGTTTTGGGCTTCGGTTACAAACAGCTTTTTAGCCATTGCTGGGTCTTCGAACTGTTCGAGGAAAGGCCCATGATTACGGCTGATTTCTTCGATAGCATCCTGAACAGTTAAGCCCATAATGCGACCGAAATCTTTAGCAGTGATCGAAGCCAGATCCAGTTTAGAAAGAACGTTTTTCACACGGTTCTCTGTAAGGTAACAAACAAACTCATCGAGTTGGTTTTTGTCTTTTTCTGACAGTGAAACCGGAGCATTAAAGCGGGTTGCTTTCTTCGCTTTCTTCTCAGTGAATTTTGTTGTTTTGCATTTGATTGCAACGCGTTCACCGTTTGGCATAAAAGCAGGTGAAACAGGTTTCATTACAAAACCTTCTGCAATGTTGCCCTCTTCAACTTCCATGATAGGATATACGAATTCACCATATACTGTATTATCGCTACCAATGCCGCTATTTGCTTTATTCACAACAGATTCAAACGTGATCGGCAGTTCTTTGATCTCTTCAAAAGTACCGTATCCCAACAGCGGGGCCATTTTCAGGCCATGAGATCGAGAGATCAGCGAGCACAGGTTATCCGGAAGGAATTCACCATTTACACGGATATCGAATACGTAGAAATCTTTTTCGCCGTAATCAACATCTTTCTGTACACCGCGCCCCGCAAATTCACCGTAGACTTGAATAACCAAATCATCATACGTTCCGGTCTTTTTGAGGGTTTCCCACATCTTACGGATCCCTGGTGAATACTTTGCAACTACTGCTGAACAGCCATAAAAATCTTCGGCTGGCTTCACAACATCAGTACGCTTTGCGGGGGTAACGGTAATTCCGTCATCGGTGATAAAACTAAAGTTAGCACCGTGGATCTTTTCACGCGCAACCCACACACCGCCAGTAAGCCCGTTCATAATTACACCATTGATGAACTTACCTTCATAATGGTTAGTAAGAGAAGAATATTTCTTAAACATAATTTAACCTTTCATTTTCACACGTTTTTCGACTTGATAAAGTGCTTTACGCAGCAACTTCACTTTTACTTCATCCAGAATGACATCACCCTTAACGAATGCATCTAGATTTGATTTTTCAGCATTAGCAGCATTGATAACCGCTATTGTATTTTCTTGTGTATATCCCAGACGTGGATTAATACGTTCCATTGTACGGGCATACGGGCTACCGGGTTTATTGCTAAACATCTTGCCTGAATACTGACAACGTTCAGTTGTCATCAATACTTTCCAATCTTCCAGAGTAAGGTCAAAAGAATGGTTGTTCTTTGCGGCGTGTTCATGCTTGAGATTGTATGAACGCGCAATACGCAGATCCAGTTCAATAGCAGACGCACGGCGGCGATGCTCAATGAGTTCGGGGCTAAGGGCCACAATCTCAGGTTCTTTTGCTTTACGAACCGCTTCTACATCAGGAGCGGCTTGATTTGGTTTTACGTTTGAAGTAGCAATACTAGCCCAACGATCCATCGCAGATTTACGCATCAGATAATCCCCGCATCTTGAAACGCCAGCGCCATAGAGGTGTTAAGATGTTCGCGTTTAAACGGGCGAGGTTTCTTTTCTTTCTTCATCGGACGTTTAGCACGTTCTAAATTGTACACACGCTTACGATGGATTTCGATCGCTTCGCGGCGCATTGCATTTTTAACAGGGAGATTTGCAGAACGGAACGCGCGGATACGTTCAATTTCCTGTACTACCTGGTAAATATCGCCGTTATCTAACCCATGTTCACGGGCAATTTCGGCATAACCTTTACGCAAATCATTGAATTTGAAATGAATTTGCACTTTTTCGGCTTGAGACAGTTCGGAAATGCTACGGTGTACAATTTTCATATTATTTTCCTTTGGTAGAATCGATTTTTGCAACTACATTCAACACGCTATCGTTTCGGATGTCAACATTTTTTAGAACAAAAGTTACTACCGTATACACTCCAGCGCTCATGTTGAAATTGTCAACAAACGGGATCTGCTGATCATCAAGAGTATTAACCATTTCTTCCATGTCATTTGGATGGTCAACGTTGATGAAAATACTTTCCGATACATGATTTTTGTATCGAGTTCCAATTCGTTCATCGAGTTTTTTACACATTACATCAACTAACATTTGTTTGTCAATGCCTAAAACACCAGAGTAGATCACATGATATAGTTTCATACAATATCCTTTTCCGATTCATTAACAATTGCAAAGGAAAGGAATGTAAAAGCAACCCCTAACCCGACCATCCAGATAGCCGTTAAATCACCATACATTGATGAATACGCGCCCATCACTTCTAAGCGATATCCCAACAAGAAAACGAGATACGCCAACACTTTATCATTCATAATTCCTCACAAAACGCCCATGCTGCATGGTAAACGCTCGCGCCTTTGTCTTCGTTCATGCATACAACATCAACCGGACACACAACCCTGTACAGAACAGGATCCCCACCTATAGAACGTGCGGCCCTTCCAGCATATATACGAGCTAACCCGATATCAGCGGTAAAGAAAACACGGTCTAAATTTTTCTTTCTGCCTTTTTCAGACAGAGTATCAGAATCACAGGGAGGCAATAACATGCTTTCAATACCAGCAGCAGTACACGAACCGTGATAATAAACAACGTTTTCATTTCTGCAATGTATCGTTTTCATGTATCCTCCCTTAAAAAGATGCTTACATTATATCAAATGGATAAATCCATGCAAGAAATTTCTCGGTCTACATCTTCTTTTGTTTTGTTGACATACGCCAGGTATTCATCGGTATACATTTTCCGCTTTCTGGCTATTCTTTCAGCAGCCGCGCACATTTGAGCTTCTGACAGTCTATAAGACAACCTTTCTCCAAATCCTTCAACAGTTAGACGAACGAAAGGAACCGCAGAAGTTATAATGTCATTACCATATGCATAACCATTTTTAGCAAATACGGCTTTGTTGAATCGTTCATGGTGTACGCCTTCAACCTCAACCTGATCACCATAGTAAGCAATAGTATCAACGCGATGGTTAAGAATGATAGCACCAGATTCAATGATTTTCAGTGCAGCGGCCTTTCCTTGTTCGCGAGCATAAGCCACGATTTCATAAGAACCGATATCTATAGCGGAACCATGATTACCAACGATGTAAAACATGGAATTAATTAGGTGCTTAGAGATATATGCATACGTTTTATACATCTGATACTGTTCATTACGCAGACACATACCCGCTTTGTATTCACGTCGTAACTGCATAAGATTTTGAATCACTTCATCAATACGCCATCCGTTAGGGAATTCGGCCCTTTTCTCACGTGCGATATGGATCAACGCGTTTCCATACATCGCGTTAAACGTCATGATCCGGATCCCTTCAACGTAACCATCGATAGGGGCTTGCCATGTAATAGGGCTATATATCGGATCGTGGTCAGGACGCATTTTAGGGGTATGGTGGCGAAGGAATCCAACGTGAGCCGCAAAAAGATCTTCAATCTCACGGGAGTAATAGTTGTAAGAGTCCATGTCACGGTTGCGGGAAAATTCTACAATGAAGCGATGTAAATTGATTTTCATATCATATACCTTATGGTTTAAAGTTCTTCCGGCCTATCCGTCGAACACCCTAACCATACACCACTGTCAGAAAGCATGTCAATAAATAATAGAAAATAAACTGGAGAATTTTACATGAAGTCATTTAAACAATTCACAGAAAGCACCTTAACCGAAGCGCTGATCACCTTCGGAGGCCGTGCTTATCCTAAGTTCGGTCAGGTTGTTATTCTTGCTGGCGGTGCTGGTTCCGGTAAAGGATTCACACTGGAAAAACTGCTAGGCATCGAAGGTATTACCCTGGACGTTGACGCCCTGAAAAAACTTGTAATGGGTAGCGATAAACTCGCAGCAGAGATCAAGAAACAAACGGGTCATGATGTCAAAACAATGAACCTCAAAAACCCAGAAAACGTATCTACCCTCCATCATGTGATCGCCGACGTTTTCAACATTTCCAACAAAAACCAAAACCGTGTTTATTCCGGTATTATGGCAGCACCAGAAGATCGTAAACCTAACCTCATCTTTGACGTAACGTTAAAAGGCATGAGCAAGCTGGCAAGCATCGCACGTGATGTCGAAACGCTGGGATACAAAAAAGAAAACGTACATATCGTATGGGTTATGAACGATGTGCATATTGCTATGCAGCAGAACCAGAAACGCGATCGTGTAGTTCCTAAAGAAATTCTCATGGATACCCACGAAGGCGCGGCCCTTACTATGGCGAAGATCCTGAACATGGGTGATTCTCTTAAACAGTATATGGACGGCGACATTTGGATCAGCTTTAACAAAGTTGGTGTTGATAGCGAGATCAAGAAATCAAGTAACAAAGGGATGTTTGTTGTTAAGTCAAACTACATCAAAGTTAAAGCCCGTGGTAAGCCTCAGAAATCTGTAGCTGAACTGGATAAGGAAATTGTGGCTAAAGTTGCAGCATACGCACCGAAAACTGACACTTGGGGTTGACATTAATGATTAAACATTATAGTATGCATACACAAACTGAGGAATTGATATGAATAAGTTTTTCTTTGATATGGATGGTGTATTGTTCGACTGGGAAGGTTCATTTGTGCCAATGTATGGCGAACCCTCTATGATGACAGAAGATGAGTTGAAAAAGTGCAAAGCAAAAATTGCCAAAACTGATTTCTACGAAAATCTGGAACCAATCAAAGAAGGATTTGAATTATTCCATCATTTAAGAACACTTGGTGATGTAGCAATACTAACCAGTGTCGGTAAATTCAATTCTGACGGCGTTGCCGAACAAAAACGTAAAGCATTACAAAAAGTATTGGGTTACGTTCCAGAATTCCACTACGTTAAAAGTAGCCATGAAAAAGCAGCATTCGCTGGTAAAGGAATTCTGTTTGACGATCGGGCAAAAGCGGTGTTGCCTTTCAGAAAAGCAGGAGGTAAAGCAATCCTCTTTGTTGGTGATAAGAAAACAGCGCTTGATGAATTAAAAAGATTGTAAAAGAAAGGGAACCATTGCGGTTCCCTTTCTTTGTTATTGATTAGCCTTTGCAAGCGCTTCCGTGACTAGCTGAATATTTTCTTCCAGGGTTTCCGCAAGGAAAATACCAGGAACTTTATTAGCTAGATGAGAATTGTTCCAGATTTCAAGATGTTTCTGGTTGCGGGAAATCAGAACACCACGATAGGCATGTTCTGCGAACTGTTCCGGATAGTCAATGCGACTAAAATCGAGACGAGGGATTCCCAGTTCAGCGCAAATCTTATCTGTATAGTTCAGTTTTTCTTTCATAACCCAAAGAGGGCTGACCGCTTCCGCGCGAAGCAGCAAAGTAGCAGGATCACCGATTCGGCGTTGGAAACTCCATTGAAGGAGGTCAATCCCAGCCTGAATACGGGGAAGGTTTTTATAAAAATCAGTACGCACCAAAGAAGCCGCCATTTCATCATATCGTTCCTTTGGCGTTCCTTCCGGACGTACACCGAACTTATCATAAAAAGCCTGAGAAAATTCTGCTAAAGTGTCGTCGAAATCAAAAAGAAGTGTATTCATTGTTTGCCTTATTTTATTGGTCAGGATCTGGTTCAGGAGCAGGAGTCAATGACAACAGACTAACCAGTTTACCATTACGAGATTCGATTACATGAATATCACCATAATCTTCAAACGCCTCTTTCAGAGTATCAAACTCTAATTTATATTTTTCTTCCGCATAATCGCGCCAGTCGTCGCCTTTCTCAAAAGCATCAACGATAATATCGTATAGCCAGTATGGAAGATATGTAAAACTGGTATTTCTCCACGGAATAGGATGAACCGTAGTCCATTTTTCAGTTGCCATTTAAAGCCTCTTAGATTTCACTCATTTTATGAATATAGCCGTTTCGTGAATCCTGGATCTCACATTCACCGTTTTCCATGAACGCTTTCAGGATCGTTTGTACTTCCTCACTATACTTGTAATCAGCATAATCAGTTTTCCAATCTTTACCCTGTGCTTTTTGATACAGAATTTCATCAAGTACCCAATAACCGATCGGGGTAAAGCTGGTATCACGCCACGGAATCGGGTGAACCGTCCATTTAGAAACAAGATCATCAGAATAAGTGGTCACGGTGATTGTATCAGACGTGGTTTCTGTTGCTGATTCTTCATCAGCACCGTGTTTTAAGATCAGGGTATAATCGCCAGCAGTTGTACCGTCAACCGTAGTTGTGTAAGTATCGGCGGTTGCGTCTGGAATATCTACACCATCTTTTTGCCAACGATAGGCCAGAAACACATCACCCGGATCTAGTTCAGTAGTTTCAACCTCTAAGGTCAAAGTTTCGCCAATCAAAAGTTCGTTTTTGTTGGCGCTAATTGTTACAGAAGGAATTGCCATAAATTTAACCTCTTATGTTTATTGGTATTTATAGCCGGAGTATTTTACCGTTACACGTTCCGCATTTGTCGTAGCCGTTAACACGTCCATACCCATTGCATTCAGGACAAAACGGAGTAGTAACCCCGAAAATGTTACGGATCGCATAAGTGGATTGTTCTTCGGTCAACCCAACAAACCCATCAGTTTTAATAAAATGTTCTTTTTGTGAAGAAAGCATATCGGTATCATCATCAAGAATGAGATAGTTTTTACATCCGAAAGTATCGATCCATGCCTTGATTTCATCACCACGCATTCCAGTACTATGAGGGAAGTTAGTGCAAGTTTTACCAATGATCCGATACAATCCCCACGGATAAAATATTTCACGTAGATTATGGGTACTGTTGCCGATTCTCCACGTAGAGGAAATGACGATATCACAATTAGCGTGATTCACTATCCGGCGTAAGTGTCGTGCGCATTCGATGTCCATATGTTCACCAAATTTCATGCACCGCATATTATTTAGAACGCCATCGATATCAAGAAAAATAACGTTACCAATCTCGTTACCATCGCTCAAATCTTTTAAACATTCGTGATTTAAGTTCATATTTCACCTAAAAGAAAAGGGGCCGTAGCCCCTTGTTAATCAATAGAATCCGCGAGCTTCATTATCCAGTCTACGATCTGCAATCATATGAGCTTCCATTTGACGAGATACGTAATCAGGATCACACTCCATTCTTTCTTCTTCGTAGTTGTCCCAGGTATCAGCAACCCATTTAGAACCGTTCCAACGAGCATAACCAGGTTCGGCATGAACAGGATAATTTGCTTCCGCAGCGTGGCGAAGTGCTTCACCTACAGTGTAATAAGGAGCTTTAGAATTGACGATTTTCTTAACTTCACCATTAGTCCAAACAAACAGAACTGGGTAGTAAGCATTTTTCATCATGTTCATTTTGTATTTCCTTCTTCACTGCGAGAGCCATTCCCCCGCCTTCGAATACAAATATACTCGAATATCAGGGTAAGGTCAACTACTTTTTAAAATTATTTTTTGAACGTGTCGAACTGGCTATTTCTGGTTTCGCGTACAGTAACCATCCCATCACGGTGCATGTACCATGCCAGTGACTTGAGGGTTTGACGCGCTGAATAATGAGGACAACCATCAGGGTGCTTATACCAATCCGGATTTTGTTTCATCCAATCATAGATCCAATACGGACACGTATAAAAGCCAGCATTCGAAACAGAGCGGCCCATCATGATGATAGACGGGGTAAACCCTTCCATCCATGCCAGTTCATCAGAAACCGTCTCAGAATCGCTTGTAGGAGCTTGTAGAGCGTCGGGAACAATTTCAATCTGGTCGGCAATTTCCGGAGCAACATCAGGAACAGATGGTTCACCTTCGTATGTAACAATTTCCGGATCAGGGGAGTCGATCAACAGTTCCGGTTTTTCTTCCGGTACGGCAGCTTCCAGATCAGCAAGCATATTTTCGAATGACTTCTGACGGTTCAGTTTGACATCAAACGTTTCTTGCGCGTAGGTAGCAAGCTGTAATTTGGCTTCTTTTTGTTCTAAGGCTTTGAAACCTTCAACCTTTTCGTAATCAATACTCATTGTAGTTCTCCAATGTTTATCATTATTTAGCCTATAAATATTCATATAAACCGTATATAGGATACACATAGTGGATATCGAAGTCAAATTCCTTAACACTAGTCATGTGCAGATTCAGGCAGAGGCTAACATAGTCTATGAATTGCGCGACTATTTCAGCTTCCAGCCGCCAGGTTATCAGTACCAGGCAAAATACAAATATGGTGGATGGAACGGCTACATATACTTGATGGACTATAACGGGAAACTGCCCTACGGTTTAGCCTATCTTGTAACAAAATTCGCGGAGTCTCGCGGGTATTCTATCTGGATGGATCCTAAGATCCACGAAACAGAAGAAATTACCCAGCCAGATTTTGACAAGTGGTTAGAAGAACACCCAGTATACGACGGAAACAAGCAAATTGATCCGTATTGGTATCAAAAACAATCGGTGTTTCATGCGATTAAAAACCGCCGTGCTGTGCTTAACCTCCCAACGTCAGCGGGTAAATCTCTTATTCAGGGATTGATATCTCGTTGGTGTCTGGAAAATTACACAGGCAAAGTACTAATCATTGTCCCAACAACTGCCCTTGTTGATCAGATGATCGGTGATATCGTCAACTATCGCCTTTTACCTCGCGAGGCAATGCTTGGAATACGGTCAGGAACTGCTAAAAACAGTAATGCATTGATCTACGTGTCTACGTGGCAATCGGCTGTTAAAATGCCTCCTGAGTGGTTTCAGCAGTTCATGTGTTTGATGGTGGATGAATGCCACAAATCAACCGGACAAAGCATACAGAAGATCATCAACACAATGGATCAGTGTATTTTCAAGTTTGGCCTTTCTGGTTCTCTGAAAGAAGGCAAAGCAAACATGATGCAATACATTGGCGCTTTTGGTCAAATCTTCAAGCCAGTTGATACAAATCGGTTGATGCAGGAAGGTCAAGTTACCAACCTTCGAATTAATACCATCTTCATGAGATATAAAGAGGATGAGATTAAGAAAATGAAGGGGGCAGATTACCAAAGCGAAATCAAGTATATAACATCGCATACCAGGCGTAACGCATGGATCTGTAAGCTGGCGTTGAAACTGGCAAGGGAAAAAGATGAAAACGTGTTTGTGATGTTCAATCAGATCAAACATGGTAAATGGCTGTATGAGCAACTCAAAAAGGTATATGACAACGTTGTATACATTTCTGGGGAAACGGGGATTGATGAGCGAAACGAAATGAAACGGATCGCGGAATCAACGAAGGGGCTGATCGTAATCGGTTCTATTGGTGTACTGAGTACAGGTATTTCTGTCAAGAACCTGCATCACATCATCTTCGGACATCCTTGCAAATCTGCTGTTATAGTCAAACAGTCAATTGGGCGCGTACTGCGTAAACATGATTCTAAATCTCTTGCTACTGTTTGGGATTTGGTTGATAACTTAGCAACGCTGGCAAAGTCCAAAAATGCTAAAAATAAATATTCATACAAAAACTATGGTATGAAACACGCAATCGAACGAGTACGCATTTACAATGAAGAAAAGTTTGACTACGTGATCAAACAAATCGAAATTTAGAGGTCAAAATGAAGAGTTTCAACGATTTTCGACTTTATGAGGCGGCTATTGATGATTTCATGAGCAAGGTCGCCTCTTGCCGTACTATGGACGGCCTTAAAGAGCTTGAAAAATATTACAAAAATCGTGTAAAAGAAGTTGATGTTGCGCCGTCAGACGATATTTCTATGCGCGATGCGCTGAAAGGTCGAGCCGAAGAATTAAAGGCCGAACTCGAAAGCGGAGAAGAAGAAAAGTTCTAAAAAAAGCCCCAACCGAAAGGAAGGGGCTTTTTAATTTTGGGACGCAATCAGCCCAACACGTACATTTGATTATAGCCAGTGAGGTACTATTCTGGCTTTTTTTACTCATGCCCTTGATCGAAGGTATGTTATCAATCACCCCGCCGAAGGTAAACTCCATCGGACGGCGCAAAAGAGTACGCCTATCATCCAGCATTCTTTTATCAAGCCCCTTTCGGGTACGCTAGTATTTATACCCTAAAAATCAGGGTGTTCGTCAGATTCTAAGAGATCTGGACGTTCATCACGATCTGTAATTCCTTCACCGTAACCAATCATAAGATTCTCCTACAGCAACATTTGAACTTCATTCAGATCATCGGATTCGTTGATCTCGCCGTTTTTTGTTTTTTCTGCGATATAGTCAGCACAGATAGTACTACACACGCGCCCGGATTCAGTCACAAAACCAGTAGAAGGAACCGGACACTTGCACACTACACATTTTTCATTTTCAGTAGACATTATGCACCACTTTCTAATTTACGGATCTCTAACATGTTTTTGATAGAGTATCCTTTGTTTTTGACGATATCCAGTGCTTTGCTGGTGAAATCTACCACCATGTCATAATACTGGATCAGCTTGTTGGTTTCTACAATCTTCGGATCCCCAGCGATCGCGATTTTGATTTCAGTAGTCCCAGTATACACCACTTCGCACATTTCTTTGTCATGTCTTCCGGTGTAGTACAACATACGATCCTTCACATCAGCTTCTTTTTTAGCATGAAGTTGGATCAGTTTTTTCTTCGCGTTTGAATGGTAACGAAGCCATTTAGCCCAAATCTTAGGGATATCCGCTGATTCTGATTGCAACTTGAGGGGATCTATCAGCATATCCTTTTCAAGTTCATTTTGCAGATCTTCTAATTTCAAACTCATAACATACTCACCAATTTACCCAGTTGATCTATAATATACTATATTAATTTGTAGTCAAATTTAAATTGATCTAATATAATATATTATTAAAAGAATAATTATACATGATCTAATTTATAAAATCAAATTTATTTTTACTTGATTTCAAAAATTATTTGATCTATAATAATTATAATTAATAAATTTTATCATAAATCATTTATAAATTCAAGATCTAATTTAATATTAATTATAATTATTAAAAGATGGAGTAAGTTTCCCTACTCCACCTATTGAATATTATCCCCGTTGGGTTATACTATCAACCCAGTTTAGGAAGTTTGATACCCACAATCTGACTCATTTTAGATTTGCCTGAGAGATTTACCCAGTCATCACCTTTCACAAGTCTTTCATTAGCAGCAGTGGTATACGGGTTAACCGATAAACCGTAGCGCATCAGAATAGCAACTTTAGGCTGTAAGGATTGAGGATCAACAGAAATCTTGATCGAACCTGCCTGATCAGCTTCTGTGTATGGCGTATAGAACAGAGAGCCAACATGATCCATTTCACCCAGATCGTACTTGCAACCAGTCAGCAGGTAATCAAACGGTGTATTGGTGTCAGTATAGACATAATAACCGTTTTTAAGTCGCCCTGTCGCTAACGGGTGGGTTTCATCGGTTTCATGCATCCAACCAGACGCAGCCAGAACGCCTACAACGCGAGAAGAGGCCAGGACATAGGTAGCTTCAAATGAAGTCGTTCTATTCATTTCCTGCCCCATTTCACACACTAATTGATACAAGAAACGACCTAAAGCCGGAGCATCCTTTGCAGTGTATGCGGTTGTAGCATCGAAAATGCCGTTTGTGATCACACCATCAACGTTGTAACGATTTGATACGTTGATCAGAGTCTGAATGATATCTTTGTTTACTTCTTCACTGGCAACAGTACCCAAAACATCTTCAATCACATTTTCTGCGTTGAATTGGTTTGCTTCCAGATCCTGCATAAGTTCCACGGTCATTTCAGTTTTGAATTTACGGGAACGAACGTTGATATTCCAACGATCCATTTCGAAAGAAGTTGTACTAATATCTTCGCTGGTTTCATACTGACTTGTTGGCGCGGCTTCGCTTGCCAGGCGTAATTTATTGCTGAATAATGCGACCATAATCGCTTCATTAATATCAGCACCTGCGAGAGTTACGCTATCAGTTACTTCGTATACAACATCACTTGTCGGGTGTTTGAAAACTTGGCCTTTGGTGTAGGCAGTACCAACCGCACCAACTGGAATGTTATCACGGCTTGCATACTTACCGGAATAGGTAGCAGCGCTGGAAAACGTCATATCGCCTTTAGGGTTACGATAACGCACACCGAACAGAGTTGCGGTAGGTAAATTAGTTTCCTGAATCGCTACAAGTTCACCGTAGATCAGGTTGTTTACCGCACGGGTAAGAGATACCAGATCCGGACGGGTATTAGCTACGTTAATTGTTTCTGTTCCGGTTGCCTCATCAAGAACCTTTTTAGACAGGCCAGGCGGTAGCTGTGACTGACGCACCAGCTTGTTAATTGTGTAAAATTTTTCACTCATTTTATGTTCCTGCGTTATTGACAAACTTTTCTTTATTTATGTAATAAAAAAGGGAACCTTGCGGTTCCCTCTTGGAAAAGTTGGCTATTACAGCCCTTTCACATAAACCTTGCGGAAGTATGCGTTTTTACCGAACATTTCTTTGGTAATCATACCAGAAGTGATACGGTCGGACGGAGCCTGAGAGCGAGAGTTCGCAAACGGGTTGATACCTACACCGTAACGAGTTTTGAAGCCCATTACTGGCTGGAAGTTCTTCGGATCAGAACCACGCAGCGGGGTGAGCGCAACATACGGAGCGTAGTAGATACCAGCATCCATTTCGTTATCGCCTTTGTAACCCACGGTGAAGTAATCACCACGTGCATACTGGTCGATGTATACTTTATACACGCCACCCAGAACACCAGCGAATACTGCTTTAGTGGTGTCAACGTTCAGAGTCTTCTGGAGACCTTGACCTGCCGGAGTGATACCGCTATCGATACGAGCCAGAGCGGAAACCACGTTACGGGAAGCGATGATGAAGTTACCAGCACCACGACCAGTTTGACGTGCGATTTCGTTTGCTTCTTTGTCGATCTGAATCAGCAGAGCTTTGTAGCTTTCACCAGCCCAACGAGCGCCACGAACATCAATCGGATCCTGGAAGTCAAACGCACCAGCTTTAGAGCCAACGGTCTGAGTGAAACCAGTTTTACCAACCTGTGCGGTATAGTTGATCATGTCAACGATTTCGCGGTTGATTTCCAGCATGATTTCGGTTGCCAGAATAGCAGACAGTTCGGCGTCAGCGTCCATACCGTGAACAGCGCGGAGATCCTGAGCCAGTTCTACAGAGTACTGTGCTTTCAGTTGGCGGCTACGTGCTTCGATAACCTGCTTATCGATACGGAAGCCCATTTCGTTCCACGGGTTGCCAGTAGAACCGTTGAACTGTTCTTGCAGTTCTGCTACACTGGTAGCCATACCGTAAGAAATTTCAGCCAGAGTACCTTTTTCCTGTTCGGCGATAACAGCAGCATCCAGAGCATCGGCGGTAGAACCAGTTACAGTAACCGGAGAGCCAGAAACGTTCTGGAGGAACACACGACCAGTTTCAGAGAAATCGTGGAACACGATAGCGCCGTCAGCGATAGCAGTACCGGAAGCCAGTTCGGTAAAGCCGTTGCTCGGAGCCGCGCCCTGACCGGAGTACATGCTATCCGGGGAGAACATCGGATGGAATGCTTCTTTAGCACCGGAAGCCAGCGGATCTTTGCCGTACACTGCGCGGAGAGCGAACACCTGACCAGTAGGGCCAGTCATAGGCTGAACACCGCAGATATCGAACGCAATCAGGTTAGGAATCGCACGGCGAACCATACCGATTACAGCAGGGCCGATGTTGGTGATAGCACCGCTTGAGTTACCAGAAGCGATTTTGGTTGCGTCGTAACCGTGGTCACCAGCAATTTCAGCTTCCGCCAGGAAACCACCGAAGGATTCAACGATTTTCTCGTCGCGGTAAACCGGATCAACTTCTGCGTCTTTTTCCTGTGCTTCCATAATGGCAGCAATCAGTTGTTTTTTGGATTTGGTAGCGATATCCGGTAAGCCTTCCTGAGACTCCAGAAGATCGTTCCATTTTTCCATCAATTCGTTTTTCTTAGACATTGTTTCTTACCTTTTGAAATTAAGAAAGGGCTTTTGCCGCTTGTACATATTTATTGATCTTGGATTTCTCTGCCGGAACACTTTCGACTACCGGAACAAAGTCATCTTTCGTTTGCGGAGTATTTACAGACTCGTCAACGGGTTTTTCAGCTTTGGTTGCTACCATTTCAACAATTGCGCTGAGTTTATTTTCGAAGGTTGCGGAATATTCCAGCCCTTCAATCAGAGATTCTACTTTTTCGACCTGAGATTCGGTCAAACCTTTAGTTTTCTCTGAAACTACTGCATTGCGTTTCATTTCTGAAATTTCTTTGGTCAGTTCCTGATTCGCTTCAAACAGGGTTTTAACTTCCTGCTGATTCTCAGTCAGTTCGTCTTCCAGTTCGGCGACTACATCAACCTGTTCTTCCGGAATGACAACGTTATGTTCAACCAGAACTTCTTTGAGGCCCATGATCAGGGATTCAAACAGATCGGCTTTGATGTCACGGGAAACGGCTTCTTTGTTTTCTTTCAGCCATTCTTCGGAAATGTGCGCAAAATATTTATCAGCATCTTCGTACAGCTTAGTTTCGATTTCAGCGGCACGTTCAGTTACCTGAGCTTCGACCAGTTCGTCGGAACGTTCCGCGATCTGGGTAATGTGGGATTCAGCGAGTTTTGCAGCGCCAGCTTTTACAGCTTGTTCGAATACAGTGGTGAATGTCGCTTTCACGTCATCAGAAAGTTCAACTGATTCGAAAATGCTGTCTAACTCGACCGGAGTATCCAGGTTCTGGGCTTCCGCCAGCAGTTGTTCTTTAAGCATTTTTGATTTTCCTGTTGTTTTGTTTAATGTATTTATAGACCTTTCAAACGCTCGGACAATGCCAGAAAAGCGTCATCAGCACTATTATTCTCAACAAGCGGTTTGCTTTGCTGATTTTCCACTATAGGCTTAACATATGCATCAGGTGCGCTTGGCCCCCAGACGACATCAACGCCTACAGCTAATTTAAAGCCCTTTTGTACAACGCCGTAGCCTTTGCCGGAATCGGAGAGCTTACCTAATCCACGGGAAGAAACACCAGGAACCCAACCAGCACGAATCAACGCCGCCAGTTTGTCACCATCACCACCGTCGCCTTCAACAACAACAGCGCGGCCCCAAACATCGTTACCCTTCCACCACAATTTTTCAATCAGGATGCAAGCATTTCGCGGATCCACATTCGGGCGCGGAGGGTGATTCATTTCACCTAATGCTTGACGGGTGTTAACTTGAGTTCTAATATAATCGTTAACTGCTTCTTCAAGTACGTTTTTAGGATACAAACGACGGTTACGGTTAACCTTTTCGGCTTGAAGGAAAATACCTTCGATCCGCAATTTACCGTCTTTTGATTCCCCAACAGATTCTAAAATAGATTCTGAAACGTCACCGCAAGGTAAACCCCATTCTTCGATTAAAAGCATATCGCCGTTTTCGTTGATTTGGGATTCATTCATATTTATAGCCCCAGTGCAGCACGTTTACGCAATGCTTTCTTGCGCTTACGTTGTGCGCGAGTAGCAATTGACGGGTTAGCACGTTTTGTTTTGAGAGCACGACGCGCGATCTGGCGACGTTGGGATTTAGTTAATCCGGTAGTCTGATACGCATTACGCTCACGGGTTTTCCTGTCTTTGAGGCGTTCTACGTTGCCACGGGAATCAACATGCTTGACAATTACCTCATCAAGTGTTAAACCTTCAACAACCGCCATCATAGCAAGGGCTAAATTTGGTTCGGTGACCGCCAAATTTTCGATGATTTTAACCGTGCCTTCATCGATACCCAGAATATCTACACGGGCTTTCGCTTCGTCTAAATGTTCCTGGAGATCTTCGGCGGTGATTTCGATGTCAAGTTGCATTTACACACCTCACTCATCATCTTTATCGGATTTATCATCCTCGGCTGGCTTTTTATCGCCCTTTTCGTCATCTTTATCAGCGCCTTCGTCGTCTTTTTCTTTGTCTTCTTCGCCTTCGATGCGTACAGCTTCGGCAAGTTCAACGCGTAATTCGTGACGAAGCGCTTCTGTGCGGTCTTCCATGATGGAGTAAAAAGTTTTTTTAGCTTCCACCAGATTACCGCTTTTGATTGCTTCGATAAATTCTTTCATCAAAAGTTTTCCTCTTCCGCTTCTGGATTTTTAAAACGTTCTTCTTTTGATTCTTCTTCTATCTGTTTGGCTTCGCTTTGAATTTCCTCATCAGACATCCGGAGAACTTCTTTCATTACGTATTTATGGGAGATATATTTGCCGACCACCCCTTCAAGTTGGCCCATCAGGTTTAAACGGCGTTCCAAAATCTCAATATCTTTGATTTCGGAATAGTAAGAATCTTGCTGATATACAAAAGCAATCTTACTTACGTTTTCATCCCATTCATCTTCTGTAATGATTTTCTTCGCGATCAAGTTAGTTTTTAACGGATCCGCAAGAACAGGGTTGAATTGAATTTGCAATTCGCGAATAAATTTGCTAAAGTTCAATTCGTCGCGGGTAATACCGCCATCGTTACCCAACTGGATACCGCCATCATCGCGAGGCATACGGCTTAACGGAATACGTAACGCTTCATACAGCTTACGGTTAAACCATTTAACATCGTCGATATCAGAGAAGGCAGTGCCACCGGGAAGCGTTGAAACTTCGGTAACTGCTTTACCATCACGACGCATCAGCCAATAGTCCTCTGTCATTGACAGGTTATTTTGCTGATTCTTAACTTTACCAGTGCTCGCGTCATATACAACACGGTTTTTTAAGCCCTGTGCAATGTTATTTACGTACTGTGTAGCTTTAGGGCCACCCATCTGACCTACGTCGATATAGAACACACGACGTTCAGGCGCACGGGTAATGCGGTAAATCACCATAGCATCTTCCAGCAAACGCAACTGGTTAGCTGGCTTGACAGCGCGGTGCAGGTAGCCTATAATGTTGTTGTCGCAATCTTCAAGGCCGCTATGAGCGTAAACAATCGCAGAGCGAGGAATTTTTACCTTGTCATTGTGACTATAAATCTGTCCGTTGTAGCTATAACCGTTTTTCGGTGCGGTGTATACGAAGTATTCACGATAGCCACGGAAAATTTTAACCCCACCGGGTAGGGTTTCTGTAACCGATTCTCGGATCAGTTCCATGCAACGGGGATCTAACTGGCGCAATTCTTTGATGCCGTCAGCTTCATTTTTGTGCATGATTTTATGGAAATAGATACGCGAATCAACATACCAATCACGGAATAAACGAGATCCTCGGTTATCGAAATCGTGAATATTCATTACGGTATCGAGTTCTTCCATGATCTTATCTTGGATATTTTTACTAAAATTCGTTTTAGTAAGATCCATCGTAACAATATCTTTTCCTTGTTCATTAACAATCGCTTCGTTAATGATTTCAGAAACAGCGTTTTCCACTTCCGGATATGTCATGATACCACGGTATGTATTTATTAGCTGTGTTTTGTTCTGAATTCGCGGATCCTGTCCGGAATAGAACTGTTGGAACACAGAAGAATAACGCTGGTTTGATAAGTCCGTTTCGATTTCGTGCGCCCCATCGTTATTTTTCGGAGGCGCAATCGAACCTGTATCATCTTTTAATTGGGCTTCAAATTCCATTTCATCCTGTTTGGCGAAATTTTTGAAAAACCCTAACACATTGTCTAATCCAAAAAAGTTCATTTACAACTCCGAAAAATAATGATAAGGGGTATTGCTACCCCTGTATTTATAGCGTTTAAACCCACCAGTCTAGCGCGAAAGTACACTCAAAAGTGCTCACTTCGTTGTTGCTATCCCAGTCTAAAGTAACCTCTCCCACGTTGGTCGGGAACAGGCCATAAATGGTATGTTCGGCGGTTACTTCGTCGTTACGGTTTTTCTGTTTAACCGTAGCGGTTTTTTTGTAGTTTGCAGGGATATCCCCTGTAATGTCTTCACCCATACCATGCAGCATGTTTGACCATGCTACGATTGCATCACGGGTTGTGTGTGCATCGTCGTTATATACCGTGATTGTCCAGTCATCATAGGTACGGTCACCAGCAACGTTAATTTTGCGGTTCATGTAACCTACCGGAACTTTTTCAACGGTAGACGCTGGCATAGTAGCGGCTTTACATTTTAATTTAAAGTTTTTGCCCAGGTACGGGATCTCTACTTCGAACAGGTTCGGACGTGCGAAATCACCGGATTCAAAGGCGCGTACAATATCAGTAAGCATTTTCTAACCTCTATGTGTATTTATAGGGGCTTTTCAGCCCCTTACATGTTATACTGACGTTGATCCAATCAACTCATCGAAATCCGCACCAGTTGAGGTTGCTACGAAGTTCAGTGTGATGTAGTTGATAGAACGTGCTGGTTTGACGTAGATTGATGCAATAAACTCATTGCGATCAATAACATCCGGCGTGTTGTTCGTAGTGTCACAAACCACACGGTAATCGTATACACCGCCCAGAGCGCGAACGTTAGACATATACTGTCCTGCATCCATACGGAAGGAAGAACGAGTGAAATCATCGTTATTCTCAAACAGTTTATATTTTGCGTTATCGCCAATGTCTTTCTTGATCATGTTGAACAAGCGACGAACGTTGATACGGTCAAACGGGCTTGGAACAGTCGTTGCGGTTTTATCACCGTACAGAATGTATCCAGCACCACCAGAGAAACCAGTAACCGCGTTAATCTGTACCTGGTACATAGAATCGCGATGCGCGTTAGTCGGTTCGATAGCCAGTTTGATGCAGTTACGCAGTTGACCACGGTTGTAGCCAGCCGGAGACATCCACGGTTGCGATACCTGATCGGTATAAACACAGAGGCCAGCCATATCACCCGCGAGCGGGATCCAACGGTTAACATCGTTGTATTTATCATACTGGAACTTATAGTTACCGTCGATGAACGCATAACTTGAACTTACGTTCATGTTGTTATCAACTGGGGTAGTATTACCGATTTTGTAGCCTGTACGCCATTCTACGAGGTTATCAACGGCCTGAGCCAGTGGGATATTAACCAGAGCAGAACGCGGCGGAGAAACGAATACGACGCAATCTGAACGGGTTTCACCGATAGACACAGCGTGTTTCTGTACAGTAGACGAAATTTCGGCAGTTTCGCCAGCACAAGCACCCGCAATCAGCAGAGGAACATGCAGAGATTCACGATCTGCGAACATATCCCAACCAGCCATGAGTTCATCAGCGCCTACAGTGGCGTTTGCAGAAGTACCGCCGCCCAGTTCCAGAACGCCGGAGAATCCGACAGGCCAGTTTAGGGACGTACCATACAGATACTGAGAACCACCGTTTGCAAAGAAATCATCCATGTAGATCGTTGAACCGTAGATATCTTTATCACCTTTAGCGGTTGACACGATAAACGTTTCTTGGATAATACCACCACGGCGAACGATAAACGCGTATTGGTTATCATTCTGAGGGCCAAAGTTCATCGAACTACGACCGCTGTTTTTACCAGACTTACCAGAAGGATAAGACTTAATGACAGCCGAAGAATCGTATGCAGCTTTAGACAGAATTTCAACCGTTACGGTGCTACCCATTTCGCCAGGATAAATTGCAATAACAGACGGTAGCCTGTATTTGGTGCAAAGTTCCTGGAAAGCAGTTGCCTGAATAGTTTCTTTTGCGGTGTCAAGGTTGAGCAGAGTAATACCCGGATCAACTTCTACGCCGTCGATTGTAATCGTAGCAGAAACACCAGAAGAACTGGAAACGATTTCTGTAGTCCAGCCACTAGACAGATCCGGATATACACCAACCTGTTTAGCGTGTGCGATGATCTTAGTGCTCGGAATGAACACAGACAGGACTTTACCCTGATCATCAACGCTGGTAACAACACCATCTTCTTCAATAACAACGTTATTGTGTTTAACTTTGATCTGATCGTCTACTGCATAGTTAGAACCAGCAGCGGTGATCGTGGTTTTGATCTGATTATAGATCGCGGTTGCGTTTTTTGCGGCTTCTTTATCGACGACACGAACAACACGCAGATCCTGACCGAACTGTAAAAAGTTTACAGCGTTCATGAAATAATCAGCGGTGTCATTGTCTGGGGAGCCAAAATAGTTTACCAGTTCGACTTCGTTAGAAATCTGACGGATCTGGTAAGCTGGCCCCCATGAAAATTTACCAACAATAGCAGCACGACCAGTTGAATTTCGAACAACGGTAGATTGTACCGATGTTTCTTTAGTTTCAATGCCTGGAGAGATTAAAGCCATTATTAAGTTTCCTCTAAATTTATATAAACGAAATACCGTGTTGGCCGACAGATATTGTTTCGTCGCCACTCGTTACGATAACAGGACATAACATATCTTCATAAAGCAGTTCGCGCTCACGTGCGAATACCTCATTTGCCAACCGCAAATCGTCTTTCTCGCAAAATTCTGCGAATTTCATTTGTGTTGTTAGCCATGCAAAGCAAACCAGCGCCATAACGAGATCGTCATGGAAACCTTCTTCCGCAGCCCACGAAACACCTTTTTCTGAGAAAGTACGAAATTCAAGTATTGTCTTTTTGTTATTTATGATGAGTTTATCTTTCTCTATCAAGTCTTTTAGGGTGGAGCAGCCAATCGCTTTCGATCGTTTACTCTGTTTCATCCCCAAATCATTATAGCTATCACAAATAACGTTATCGTAATCCAACTCAGAAAACAAAGATTTAGCCACTGAGTGGCCTGTGCTATTTAGCTCGATATAAACCCATGCTTCGTTGTACATCATAAGATAACGTAACAGGACATCAGGCAAAATAAGGTGCGATGTTTTGTTTGAATGATATACAGCAACCTGTTCAAACGGCATAGATGTAATATCTATAATATGCATCGCGTGATAGTCCTGACCGCGCCCTTCGGCTGGGTCGAGTACCGCAATATATTTATGTCCCTCTACAGGAGCTTTATACTGATAAAAATTAGTTTCCGTTTCATCAGTATCAACCCATGAGAGTTTTGACAATTTCCAGCCAGCGATCAGGGTTCCGTTGGTTCCCATGAATTCAGCACAATGTTCCTGTAAAAATGCTTCTTTACTTGAACTAGCGATCATCTTCGAAGACCATGAATAGCCGTCATCAAATACGCCATCATCACCGTCTGTATACAAACGCTCTTTAACCGATGTCCAGATCGCCGTGTATGGTACGAAGCCGGATTTCCCTTCTATAGCAGCGTTCCAGATATCATAGAAGTGGTTAAGCCCGTTAGGTGTCGTTGTGATAAGGATTTTCGATTTACGACCAGAAGAAATTACTGGCTGAATCGCTAACCACGCATCAATAAAGTTTGGAATAAACGCGCATTCGTCAATGTAGATCATTGCGAAGGAGTTACCACGCACCGCATCGGGAGAAGATGCAAACGCACCAATTTTACATTTGTTATCAAGTTCAATAGAACCTTTGTTCCATTCAACGATACCAGGTTGCAAGAAATCGGGGAGAAGTTCAATCGCCTGTTTTGTACGATCCAGAACTTCCGCAGACATAGAGGCTTTATGAGCCAAAACGCCAACATATTTATCCTCGTTGAAACACACAAAGTGTGCAAGGAAGATAGCAACAACGGTTGTTTTACCCAACTGGCGAGACAGGTTACAGGCAACCATACGGTTTTTATGCATTTCGATCAGCATTTCGCGCTGATAGTCACGCAACTGAACCTTAATTGTACCATAGTCAATGTGGGTGATCGCGCAATATGTTTCAGCAAAATAAACGATATCGTCACGACACTTAACCCACTCCATCAACATCTGTTGCGTCCATTTCGTTTGGATGTACGCGCGTTTCAGGTTTGGGTTTCCGTTATATCGAGTTTTCTTGTTTCCTTTGTTTTTATACGTCGCAAAGTTTGAACTGTCTTTTGCTTGAATATCAACTTTCTGGATACCGTTAATTTTTAGGTAATCGCTAAACTTTGTCGGATACCATTTTTTATCATGTTCGCTTTGCGTCCACTCCATCCCAAATTCATCAATTTTCTTTTTCAGATAATCGGGATGCATTAATCCGATTGGGTGATCTGATTCCTTACTCGGATCGATCGTCGGTTCCATTTCCATCAGGGTTTACCTCTACCGCTTCACCATTAATGAAGCCTTCTTTTGGTTCGTATGCACTACCATATTTCTGCATTAATTCCGTAGGGGAACCAACAAATACAGTTGCATTCTCTATGTTCATTTCATTACCGCCGCCATTACCTTTTTCAGATCCTGGTTTTGTTGTTTCTTCGGTAATTTCTCGCATTTCTTTATGAATTTTCATCAATCCCTGGTTAGAATTGTTTAACTGATTCATCAGGGTTGTAAAAACTTCAACGTGTCTAGGAGATTCAGAGTTTTTAGCGTTATGCAAGGCAATTTGTGCCATATCCATGATCATCTGATTCATGTAATGCGCGGTTTTACGCGCAAGTGCATAGTCTTCCTCTAAATCCGGTTTTCGATCTGCTGGGTGTGACTCGACATCAACGAGTTCGAGTTTTTCATATACAACCATTTCTTCCCCAGTTTCAGCACCGGGGAGATTTTCAAGATCAAGTAGTTGTTTTACGCTAAATTCTTCCATTATTGGCCCCTCGGTTTAGGAGGTTGATCGCCGCTAGGAATTGGGATATCATTAGCATACGTTTTAATGTATTCTTCTCCCGTGTAATCCTGTATAGGCATATCAACCGGATCCACCTGAGCATCAACGGATTCAAAATTGTCTTTGTCCAACGGGTTCATATTGGAAAAGAAATCCGTGTATACTGTTCTGATCTCGCCTTTAATCTCGTTAACAGGCGGATACAGGTAGCCCTGTAATTCAAACATTAAAGACCATTCAATGTGTCGCCGTGTCGTTGCATCGCCTTCAAACGATGTATCAGGGGAAACAGATTGCAGAGATATTTTAATATCTCGGTCTATTTTAATGTCGTTTTTATGTAATTCTGTAATACGACAGTTGAAATGCGGCTGGAAGTATGGCAGTATTTGTTCGATAATCTGAAACACATCATCTTCGTAACGGGTATACACTCCCAGTTCGAACATGAGACGATACGGAGCAGGGTTAAACTGCGTTACTGTTTTTCCAGGTGCGCGTAACTGCGTCATTTTTTGGTTTACCGCGATCCCCGTTTTACGAATTGCGTTATACTGCAAATCAACGAGGGATAGATTCATACGTGGTAAAATTGTTTCCGTTTTAGCAACATTTTCCTGACTGTATGCATAGTTCAGCTTGTTCATGGATGCCAGGAATTTTTCTTTTGATGCGTAGGTAATCGGAACCTTGATAAATTTTTCTTGTTCGCCGCGAACGCGTTTAACTTGCACGTGATTGAAAAGACAACCCATCAAGACAATATAATTTCGCAGCGAACTATTATACCAGTAGCCAAACATTTTCTTTTTCCTGTATGGGTTAAAGTGGGTATAAGATTTCTCCTATACCCTTACATGTATAGGGTTTCCCCTGGTTATATTTATGGGAACTGTGCGAACGGTGATCCGCGCCCGTTAACAACATCAAACGATTCAATGAATTCATCACCTTCATCTTCAAAGGCTTGATCTTCTTCGTATTGTTCAATATTGGTATCCGCCAACCCATCAAGATTTCGAATAGGTTCGAGATCCAGATCGGCATCGGGAGAAAGGTTAATCCCTTCATTTCGTTGCAGTTTAGGATCCAATTCTTCACCAGTATAGATAAATTTAACGAGGTTGATTTTACGTTGAGGACGATCGCCGAACTGGAAGAACGGGTCAAACTCAATCCATGTAATTTCAAACAGACTGTTATCCATAGGGAAATAAATCAAATCTCCCAGAACAGGGATCCCGCCATCAGTTTGATGTGCAAATAAACGAGGATTGATCACAAGTGTCATTTCATCGTTTGACATCATACCGAATTTGCTGTAAAAGTCTCTCTGTCCTTCGTAGTTTGCATACGAATCGATGTATGCTGCAATTTTCCACGATTTTGTAAACTTCGATTCACGGTCTTCACCCAAAATTTTATCAATATTAACAAATTCTCGACGGACGTAATACATATCCGGAGATTTCATTTGAATTGCTTCGGCTGTTAGTGAATCATGTAACTGTTGAGTAGGGTTATACTTGTACCAGTTAACATACTTATTAGTAACTTCTGTTTTTAGGTTATTGTCTACACCTTCCCCAGATTCCAGTTGTGCAAATAAGTTTTCATCCCAATCACGCATAGTTCCATCCCTCCCATTTCTTAGAGTTTATTCTGTGAAATACAGAATTTTTTGTTATGCCGTAGTGGTCTCCGCATTCTTTCAATGTTGGGTATTCAACGCCATCAACGATAACTTTTCTTGCAGCGGGATTTTTATCACCAGAAACATCATGGTGTTTTCTATTTCTTGTCATTATACGGGTGGCTTCTTGTCTATTTTTAAGGCCAATTTCGCTATATTTTCTATTTTTGGCAATCATAGACATTTTATCTCTAGATTCTTTACTTCGTTTTGAACCTATATTTGGGTTTTTTGATGGATCATAAAAAGAAACTCCGCCTTTTCCTCCCCGTACTAGATTAGCACAACTGGAATAATAATCCATTATCTCATCAACTAATAATTCTTCTGCTTCTGCTAGTAATTCTCTGTTGGGAAATTCTTTAGACCATCGAATGCATTTAATACAAGAATGGCTATACTTTTTAATAGCTCTTTTTATATATGTCCCTGATCCTGTATATGGGTCATTATGTGGATTATCATAAGGGGAATGACGCTTCCCCCCATAAATTTTTAATCCAGTAGAAGTTTCAAAAACAACAAGATACAATCTATAGTGCATTTTTCCTCCTTACATCATCAACACTGGAAGTGCATCAGACAGTAACAGAAGTTCTTGACGGAGGTTTTCTTTTTCTTGCATAGCTTCCTGTATCAGTCGGGTTCCATCCGGAGCAACACCACCAGGCAATTGCATACCCTGAAACTTAGCCAGCACCTGACCGTTTACCTCTTTAACAAGAGCAGTTGCGTAATCTTTCACCCAACGGTTGTTATACGCAGAGGATGAACCCTGAACGCTTGTACCTTGACCAGCCTTCACACCGCCTGAGACAGCTTTGTAGGGGTTATTGTATATATCTGCTATAGTTGGCTTATCTTCGCCATCAGAACCCGCTGTAGCGTATCCAGAGAC